CCAGTGACCCCTGTCACCCCAGTCACCCCTGTCACCCCCGTCACCCCAGTCACCCCTGTCACCCCCGTCACACCAGTGACCCCAGTGACAACAGTGACACCCGTGACTACCGTAACTCCTATTACCTCAGTAACACCTGTTACTACTGTTACGCCCACAGTTACTCCAACATCTATATCTCCTTTCAAAGATAGTTTCTTGCCAATGGTTGCCACTATGTTGGCAGGAGCACCTGTTTATGGAGAAAAATCTCAATTACAAAAGTTAAAACAACTTTACGATAGCTTAGACCCTGGGCTTGCTCGAATATTAACTAATGAAGGAATCAATGCTCCTAAACAAACCAAAAAAGAAGAACAGTCAGACCAACCCACTGCTGAGCAATTGGCTCAATTGAATAAAGAGATCAAGTCAGAACAACCACCAGAGGCGCAGAAGTTTCTCTTTGCTGCAGAGGGGGGTAGCACTTTCCAAGATTTGGTAAAACAAACGGAGTACAGGAACATTGCGCCTGTAGCCCCTACTATGCTTCAAGCTGCACCCGTGACACAACAAGAGTCTAGGATAAGTCCTCTACATTACCTTAAGCAAGGCATCAGGAGAGAAGCTCCAAGCACTTCTGTGCTTGCCAAAGGGGGTCTGCCTAGCAAGTACCATGAAGCCATGCCAAAGGGTCATAATCCCGAATTTATCACTGGTTTGACAGGATACTATGCATCAGGTCGTGGAACGGGTCAGAGCGACGATATCCCAGCGATGCTCCATGATGGAGACTATGTGATGGACGCGGATACCGTGGCTTCCTTGGGCGACGGCTCAAGTAAGGCTGGTGCTGAAGTTTTAACCAAATTCCACCATCAAATACCCCACAATATGTCGGAGGGTGGAAACCCTGTCCCCGCCAAGATTGCAGATGGGGAGTATGTCTTCCCAGCTAGTTTCGTCACCGCCTTGGGTGGTGGAGACAACAAATTAGGGTCAAAGTTGTTAGATACCATGAGAGAAGAGCTAAGAGCGCACAAAAGAAGCGCTCCTGATACTAAAATACCACCAAAGGCAAAGTCACCTCTTGAATACCTCAAGATGGCGAAAGGATAAACATGGCAAACTTACTTCAGTCATCACAAACGCAAGCAACCACAACACCAGATTACTATACAAATTATCTGAGTGGAGTAGCGACTGCAGGTGCTCAACAAGCAGGAATTAATCCTCAAACAGGAAAATATGATCCAACACTTGGCGCTCAATTTGTTGGGCCTACTGATCTACAACAGCAAGCGTTTAACCAAGTTGGACAAGCAGCGACTGGTTATCAACCTGAACTGGTAAATGCCGAAAATACATTAAGTAATGCAGGCACATCGACTTCGCCATTATCATCAGCAAATAAATATTTGAGTGCGGCAGGCGCAAACCCAGCGCAAGAAGCAGCTGCGAACATGGATCCCTTTGCTTCTTCGGTTGCTAATCAAATGAGCAACATTGGTATGAGGAACATTCAGCAGAACCTTGATCCCAATGCAACCTCTGCTGGTGTGGGTACTGGTCAGTATGGTTCACAACGTGGCGCTCAGGTATTGGGTCAAGTAAACGCGAATGCAATGAATGATTTGAACACTCAAATCGGTCAGTTAATGAACACTGGATACAACACCGCTTTACAAACTGCTGAGCAACAGAATCAATTGCAAGGTCAGTTGGGTAGCACGGCAGCGAATGCGGCCTCCGCAGGTCAACAAAACTTAACTAATGTTGGTCAACAACAAGCAAATCTTGCAAGCACAAATCAAGCGCTTGGTTTGGGTGGCATCAATGCTTTGTCTACATTGGGTGGCCAACAACAAACTATTGCTCAGAATCAACAATTGTTTCCATTGACAAACTTGTCTACTTTGTCAAGTTTGCTTCGTGGATACAGTGTGCCAACAACAACTACAACTACGGCACAAGGTTCACCATTGTCTGCACTTGGTACTCTTGGTGCATTATCACAAACACCAGCCGCAGCAGCTCTTTCAACTGGAATTCAAAATTTATACAAAGGATTGACGAACCCAACTCCATCAAATGAAACATTTGTTGGAACAAATTCAAATGGAGTCAATTTGTATTGGGATGCATCTGCCAATGGCGGTGTAGGTGGTTATGTGGACATTACAGGTAAAGCTGTTTCTCCTGAAGAAGATCAATAAGGAATAAATCATGGCAGATCCTAAGAAAACCGAATATCCTACAATTCAAGATATTAAAAGCCCCTTGGATTTAGGAAAGTTTAATCCTGTGGGCAGAGATGTTCCTGAAGTAAAAGCTGCACAAGATGAAGCACTTGGAGCAACTGAGAAATTAATTAAAAGCTTAGAAGAACGCTATGCACAACCAAATTGGTACAAAATTGCAGCAGGATTTGCTAAGCCTCAACTTGGTGGCTTTATGGCTTCGCTTGGTAGTGCTGCTGAAGCTGCTGGTGAACAACAAGAAGCACAAAGATCAATTGAACCAACAATTGCAAGGATGCGAGCAGAAGTTGCCAGTGGTAGATCTACTTTGGCTCAATCAGTTGCACAAGAGCAAGCAATTAAAGATTATGACAAAGAAGGTAAATATGACATCAGTAAACTTCGTCATATTTATAGCTTGAATCCTGAATCAGCAATTGCAAAATCAATTGAAAAGCGTCCTGAATTTGAACAAGAAAGACGCGCAGCTACAGAATCAAGTTTAAAAACACAACAAGCCATGCAATCAAATCCGTCATTGCAACTTGTTAATGATTTCAATGACATGAACAAATTTTCTGGTACAACTCCAGAAAGAAGAAATCAATATGTTAATGCTGTAAATAACACAGTTCCACAAGGACAGGATCCTGAAAAATGGAATGCTTTGACTTTTTCACAAAAACAAGATTTGCATTACAAGAATGCAGCTGATTTGAATAAACAAGCTCTTGAAGAGGGACAAAAATCTGCCATGGATGCCGAGCAAGCCCATGACATTTTGGATGACTTGACCCCATTGAGAAGATTGTCAACCGATCCCAAGTTGGCACCATTATTTTCTTTGGCATCTAATGGAGACTTGTTTTCACAATACCGTGCGTTCTTAGATAAATACGGTGGAAATCAACAAGCAGCCATAGAGGGTCTTGTTAATGCATCTATGGAAAAGCTTAAGAATGCTGATCCAGAGACAAGAGCTAAGGCTGATAAGCTAATTAAAGGAATTGCAGAACTAGATATCAGATTGCGCAGTGGTTTGAATAATCCTACGGACGCAGCTAGTTATCTCAGCACTCAGCGTTCACCAAGCTTGATGAATTCGCAAGCAGGTTTTGTTGGCATCCTTGATCAATTGGGATTGAATGCCTACAGAAACATTGAGATGAATAACTTGCGCCATAAAAAAGGATTGGCAAAAAGCGATTTGATGAGTACAGATGAAGTAAGAGAGTTTAGAAATGAAACTCGTAGGCTTCGTGAAGAGCTTGCTGGTAAATCAGCGCTTGAACAAACTCCAAAGTGGTTCTACCCTGGTGATGAAAGCAAGCCAACACCATCAGTTGAAAAGCCAACAAGTCAAAATAGACAAGCACCAAGAAGTGCTCCAAAGGGATGGCATAAAGATCCAAAAACAGGCGACTTTGTAAGGGATTGATATGGAATCAATTGCTGAATTTAATAATAACCCTGGGAATTTGCGTCCTCCAAAAGGTCTTACCTATGAAGGGCAAATTGGAGTTGATGACAATGGTTTTGCAATATTTGAAAACCGAAAATATGGGCGTCAAGCACTGGTCAATGACATTCAACATAAGGTTGAAAATGGATTAGATACGCCTAGTTCTTTCGTGGAAAAATATGCTCCTCGTGGAGACAACTCCGAAGACACAAATATGAATTACAAAATTCATCTTGCAGATCGTTTGGGTTTGAATAGTACGGGAGAAAAGTTTCCTGAAAATTCTTATGAAAAAATAGCAGACGCTATTGCTGAATTTGAAAGTGGAACTAAACCTAAAGAAGAAAAATCCTTTAGCGTACCATCCATTCCAAATGAAGGCGCACCTCTTGTCACAACCACTAATAATCCAGAACCTGTTTCTAAACAATTTCAAATACCTGAGCCCATCGCTGCCGTAGCAGGAGGATTGGGTGGCGCAAGTATTGGAAGCACTGCTGCAGTAGTCAAGGCTAAACTTGATGCATATAAAGATGCATATGATGCATTAAACAAAGGCAATTTGGGAACTATAAAAGGTTCACCACAAGTAGCGCCAACACAATTAAACACTGCACCTGTGTCTGAAGAAAGTTCTTTGATTCCAACTGATGAACAACACACCAGAGCTTTTCAAGGTACTAAAAAAGACACTGGTATTACTGGAAGACAATCACAGACGACTTACAACTTAAGAACCCAACAGATAGCTGAAGAAGCTCGTAAGCAAAGAGAGATTATGGAGAGGCTCAAAAAGTTGGGCATCATAACTGGAGAGATGAAACCCTTGTCTGAAATGGGAAGCGTAGCATCAACAAAGTCTGGAATTGTTGCGCCAACTGAAGCAGTCGAAAGTTTGGCAGCTAGTCAAGTTCCACAGCAAGTTGCATCAAAGACACCTTCACAGTTTGGTTCATATCTGAAGGGTTTGATTGGCATGCCACTCAAAGGGGCTTTTTTGGGAGCAACCGCAGGGTTGGGCGCTGCAGATGTGTACAACAGAATAGCAAACAATGACAAAGAAGGCGCAGGTGTTGCAACGATTGGAACCATTTCACCTCTTTTAGCTCCATTTATTGGCAGTGCAGGGTTATTGCCAGCACTTGGTGTTGCATCTCCTTTGTATTTGGGTGCATCAGATAGATTGAAATACTTAGAAAAACATCCAGAAGAATATCAGTTGGATACAAGTGAATACGATCCAATGGGTAACCGTCAACGATAATTTTTTAAATAAAAAAACACAAACCAAAAAACTGATGAATGCAACAAAGCTAAAACAATAAATATCGCAAGTACCATTTTTACCTCTTCTTTGCAGAAGCCATTTGCCCCCGACTCAACATCGGGGGCTTTTTTTATGCTTCGTTTAATTCGTAGTAGCGAACTTGTTTCAAGCGTTGTCCCACCAATGTGTTGAGTCCTCTGGTGATCTCCACGCACTTCTCAAGCTCATCAGCCCTGATAAGGGGCTCAGCAAAGCGTACAAACGCGTTTGCAAGCAAGACGAGGTCATCCTCTAGAAAGTTGTGATTCTCCTCAAGCATGACCGTTCTGAAGGCTTCTCCGACCTGTTTAGCATTTAACTCCATATCAGACTCCAAAGTTGTTTTTGATTTTCCAGTAGTGCAAAAGGGTTTGGAACATCTCCCACCCACGTTTGAGGTCGGCTTCTGACCATTCAACAATGCGAATAAGACCAGGGTAACTGACCGATGCAAACACATTCGCACAGCGAGCATGGGGGATGCCTAAACCATAGCGGTAGGCTGCGAGTTGCATACACTGTTCGTCATAGCCCTCGATCTTGTCGTCCTCACCAAACTCTTTGGTCTTGGCATCTAAAACGATCCCCAAGGGGGCTGTTTCGTCTGGCATGCAATGCAAATCCACCTTACCACCGTACCCCATGTTGTTGGAGAAAGAACGCTCTGTGAGCCATTCTTGGAAGGGGTGAGTACCGAAGTGCTCGAACACCTTTTCTTCGAATGCCTTGGCGATGTCAATGTGCTCGACATCCTTGCGTCCACCGTACCACTTCTCAATGGATTCGTGGACACGAGTTCCCCGTTCGGCTGCGCGTTTTCCCGTTTCCTTGGAGTCGGCAACGATGCGAGCAATGAAGGCTTGCTCGGTCTCGCCTTGGACGCGTGGGAGGGTGAGCGCTGCCAACAGCATTTGCTCGTTCTTCCACACCTCAAGACCAGGCTTAGCGATGACTTTCAAAATGGTTGATACCGAAGGCACCAAGTTCATCTTGCGAGCGTCTCCAAGCGTTGTAGGGCGGTCTGAGCCGTTCTTTGCCTTCACGGTGTACTGAGGTGCTCCGTCCTCAGCACGGTACCAATGCGTTCCTTCAGAAGCTCTTGCAATAATAGTAGTCATTTATAATCCTTTAGTTCTAAAACGGAATATCCGAGTCCACATCTTCATCAATACTTGCAACAGATGAAGTGGAGTTGTTGCCACCCTTAGCCTTATTGAACTCAGGTGACGCCATGATCTTGACCTTCAAGTTGTCGCTAAATGTCTCAAACATATCCCAATTGGGGTTGTCGAGGTTGAACATCTCGATCTTATTGACGCCTTCAGGAAGACCTGCTTTCTTCATCATGGATGGGACTGGAGTCACGGTGTCGATGTTGACATAGGTTTTGCCGTCCTTGCCTGGTCGCTCAATCACGTTCAGCAAGCACCAAGCACCAAGGACTGTTTCCAAGTCAAAGCGACGCATTTCCTCTTGGGTGAATGGCTTACCCCTCCATGACTGTAGATCAAGCCTTAGATTGGCTTTCTCGCTCCACGATAGGGTGTAGTTCTTGAACATCGCAAAGGGACGACCGTCACGCATCTTGAGCGTTGTGCCATCTTCTTTGGTGGTGTGGATTTCCCATCCAAGCATGATCTTGTGTAGGAACTTGACTTGACCCATGTACTCAGTCTTTTGAGTGCCTAGATCAACAATTCGGTAGCACCGCGCTAGGTGCATACCAGGTGGAGTTGACTCAAATGCTCCACCAGATTCTTCAACATAAAAAGCCATAACATTCTCCAATAACGAGATAACACGTTCAAATCGAACGCAGACGCACTATAACACGAAATTAGATTAGACAACAACAAATTATTAGATTACAATAAAAACAACAGAGGTAAACAATGACGTTAGAGGAATATTTTAAAGACGAACCAAGGGGGGCGAAGGCTGAGATGGCTGAGTATTTGGGCATCTCCCCTACATGGCTTGGGCAAATACTTAGTGGGGTGAGGAAGGCATCTCCTAAGCTTGCAATAGCGATTGAGAAGGCGACACAAGGCTTGGTAACACGCAAAGAGATGCGACCAGACTTGTATCTGTGATATAGTTTTTTAAACGCTTGGCGGCGTTTCATTGGGTGAATCGAGGTCGGGATTCTGCTAGTACCCACTAGTCCGCCAACACCGAAAGGTGAGAATCCCGTCCTCGATTTTTTTTCAGGAGAATGTATGAATATGTTAAAACTTGACGCAATCAGACTTGATGGGGGAACCCAGTTCAGGAAATCAATTAACCAAGACACGGTAAAAGAGTATAAAGAAAGGATGCTCGATGACGTTGTTTTTCCGCCTTTGCAAGTTGTTTTTGATGGTACTCATTATTGGTTATGGGATGGCTTTCATCGCTACTTTGCCATTAAAGCTATGGGGCTCAAGACCGCAGAATGTAAAGTTACAGAAGGCACCCTCCAAGATGCAAAGAGGTTGGCCAGAAAAGCAAACGCCCATCATGGTATGGCGCGTGACTATGAAACGAAGCGCAATGCCGTACTAGATGCCATAGAAGACCCAGATAACGAAAACGCATCAGCCCGTGAGATTGCTAGGCAGTGTGAAGTCTCTCACCCCTTTGTGCTTAACATTATGAAGGGTGATAAGAAAACTGGTAACGTTACCACTAAACCTTCAAAAGAAACCCAAACAAGTGGTAACGTTACCACCCAAGAGCCTGTTGAAGTTGATCCAAAACCATCCATGACTCAAGACTTTGCACCTTCTGTGGATGAGCTTGAGGCGAATCAATTGATGATTCAGCGCGACATGGAGGTCATGAATAAGATTCTAGAATCTGATGATGTGATTGCTACCCTACACGCTGAAGTCAAGAGGTTAAGCGATGACAATGCAAGCTTACAGAGCCGAGTCAATGCTTTGATGAGAGAAAAGAACAAAGCTGTGGAGTTGTTACAGAAAGCCCAACGTGAATTAGACAAGATTAAGAAAGCCAAAAAATGACTGAAGTCCTAGCTCCAAGTGAGAGTGATGATGGAACAACCTTCCCACCACCAAGACCCTTCCAAACTCAAGCCCATGAAGCACTTCGCCAAGGGTTTAAGAATGGCCACAAGAACCAAGTGATCATGGCACCTACGGGTGCTGGTAAGACCTACCTCGGCATGCGCATCTGCAACGAAGCCATGCAAAAGGGGAAGAGAGCAGTCTTCCTTTGTGATCGAACCACGCTGATCGACCAAACCTCTGATGTGGCTGAGAAGTATGGCCTCAAAGATCATGGAATCATCCAAGCCAACCATTGGAGGCGTGATCCAGATCAACTCCTACAGATCGCCTCAGTTCAGACCATCGCCAAGCGTCAGTTCTGGCCAAAGATGGATGTCCTTGTGGTGGACGAAGCCCATACCATGTACAAGGCGTGGACTGATTATGCGGTGCAGACTGGGGCTGCGGTCATTGGTCTGTCAGCAACTCCATTCTCTACTGGGATGGGAAAGATCTTCTCAAACCTCATTAACGCCACCACAATGCACGATCTGACGGTGTCAGGGGTGTTAGTACCCATGAGGATATTTTCTTGCACCAAGCCCGATATGAAGGGCGCGGAGACGGCTGGTGGGGAGTGGACAGACAAGGCGGCCGAAGAACGTGGCATGAAGATCGTGGGGGACGTGGTCACCGAATGGAGGCGCTTTGCTGAGAATCGGAAGACGATTGTCTTTGGAGCTACGATTGCTCACTGTAAAGAGTTGGCTAAGCAGTTCATTGACCAAGGCGTGATGGCTGCTGTCTTTACCTCTGAGACCACTAAGGCTGAGCGCAAGATGCTCTTGGATGAGTATAGAAAGAATGATAGTGTTCTCAAGATTTTGATCAGCGTGGAAGCCTTAGCCAAGGGATTTGACGTGCCCGACGTAGGCTGTGTGTGTGATGCACGACCATTGAGAAAGTCATTGTCCACCGCAATCCAGATGTGGGGGCGTGGGCTGAGGTCGGCACCCAACAAGGAGGACTGTTACCTTTTAGACTTCAGTGGCAACATTATCCGTTTTGCTGAAGACTATTCGGAGATTTACTTCAACGGTCTCGACGCCTTAGACGATGGCGAGAAGCTTGACAAGAAGATCAGAAAGGACGAGGACTACGAGTTGAAGGGTTGTCCTCGGTGTGGATATAAACCCTTTGCCAAGCGTTGTATGGGCTGTGGGTACGAGAAGATCAGCCAAGCAATCACGGAAACGTTGCCAGGTCACATGCAAGAGATTTTTATCGGTGAGGGGAAGAATAAGAAAAAGCTCGCAAACAACGCTCAGCACTTGTGGCATCAAGTGGTGACCTATGCCAAGTTCCATAGCAAGCCTGAGACTCAAAAGGGTAGGGCATATCACTTGTACAAAAAGATCACTGGCCAAGACCCTATGTGGCAGTTTTCCTCAGCACCACAGGTTGAGATATCTAGAAATGTTGTGAACAAGATTACGCAACTAAATATGGCTTGGCGTAAGGGGATGCAAAAATGAGCTTCATAGACTTTGCACGAGCCCATGGGGTGGAGGTTGATCCATCCCGTTTATACCCTTCCGACAAGATCAAACGCTGCGGTACCGTGGATAAGCCTAAGAGTGGCAACGGTGCTTACTTCTGGGACGGTCAGCGCGGATGGGTCTTTGACTGGTCAGGAGAGGCTAGGACGATCTGGTACGAGGATCCCCATGCCAAACCATGGACAGATCAAGAAAAGCGTGAGTGGGCTTTAAAACGCCAAGTTGCGAACTCAGAGAAGGATCGAGCCTATGAGTTGGCGTCTGAAAAGGCTGACATCATTCTAAAAAGGGCTGACCTCAAAGAGCATGGTTACCTCGTGATCAAAGGATTTCCAGAGGAGCTAGGCTTAGTCTCTGAAGACCGTCTTTTAATCCCCATGAGGAACGTGGTCACGAATAAACTCCAAGGCTACCAGTCAATCTGGTGGAACATGGAGGAGAGGAAGTACGAGAAGAAAATGCTTTCTGGCATGAGGGCTAAGAATGCAGTCCACCGACTAGGCTCTAAAACAGCCTCAGAGACGTGGTTGGTCGAAGGGTATGCCACAGGCTTGTCCGTGTACCATGCGCTTCGTAGCATCGGTTCTGATGCGTCTGTGGTGGTTTGCTTTTCGGCATCCAATCTGGTTCAGGTTGCCGACCAGATCAAGGGGCAACGTTTTGTGTTTGCTGATAATGATGAGTCAAAGACTGGCGAGAAGTCCGCAGAGCAAACAGGACTCCCTTGGACGATGGCAGATACTGTTGGATTTGATGCCAATGATCTACACGTTAAGAGTGGATTGTTTGCTGTTGTTGGAAAAATTATGCAATTACGTAGAAAGGTGTTGACAAGCGTTAGTGCTTGATTGATATAATCCATACGTCAACGGATTGGTAACCCGTTGTAGTTCAGTACAAACGCACTCGCAAACCCATTGGTGAGCGGGCTTCGTCAAAGCTAGAGAAAGTGGTACTGCACTTCTCTATGCGGCAACCAAGCCTAAAGCTCGTTCACCAATGGGTTTTTTGCTTTGTGGCCTTACTCGCCCAACTGGACGCGCACTGGCGGTAGCGGTTGGGGGATAGCTCTACTACGGGAAAGATGTTGAGACAGAGCAAGGGGTGGCGAAGTGAGTGCCCCTACATCGAACGACTGACGAGTCAGATACTCCGACGAGCAGAATCTGTAAAGGCTCATCCCCTCTTGGGAGGGCTGAGTCTGTCCACCTCGGAGCAGACAAAAAATAGACAGTAAGGGATTAATAAGGAATGAGGGGTTGAACAAAAAAATCAAAGGGTGATATTTTTTTCTTTTCAAAATCAAACTTTGTGTTAGACTAGTCAGACCACAATGTTGTGGGGTAAGGAGTAAAGATGAAATACAAGTTAACGTACTCAGTAATGGATGCAATGATGGCAAGCCCTGACCACCCGATGAAGGCTCATAGGCGTGACTATCAGATGATGATCATTAGGACTTCCTTGGCGTCGATTGAACGCGCGGAGAATCCAACGACTGATGATTGGAAGATCATTTCTCAGGCAATCAACATGATGGAAATGCTAGTCGAGATGGGGTTTGCGAAAGATGAAGATGGCTTGATCAAAGATGCGATAGATGCCATGGCGAGTTCTGCGCAACGCTACAAAGACAAGAAGGTGATGAGATTCTCTGGCAACGAGATGAAAGTTATTCGTGGAATCATTGACGACTATCAAACGATGATAGAGAACTTAGACGAGCGAACCATGATTCACTGCCACCGCAAGACGGAAATGCGCTTACAAGAGATTCTAAGTGGCAAGAAACGCCCAACTGATGTGAGGATACCAGCATGACTAAAGAAGAAATCATAGAGATGGCGCACAAGTCAGGTCTTCATTTGGCAACTGATGTGAACTGGATGCCAATCATTGGGCTTGAGTATCTTGAGAAATTTTCCAAACTGGTAGCAGAAAAAGCAGTTGAAGAAGCAAACCATATCATTTTTAAAAGTTGCATCAATCAACCACATTGGAAAAGATCAGCAATGCGTTATTTAAAACGCAATGCGCCAATGTTGCATCACCAAGCGGTAACAGAATTTAACGAACATCCTGATGGAAGGGGACAAGAATGAAAACCAAAGAAGAAATCATAGGAACAAAAATTACTTTTTACAAACCTCCTGAACCAGTTGGTTATTGGTGTTTGTATGGTGGTGGGCCTACAACAAAATTTGCAATGTTTCAAAAACCAACAGATAAACAAATCAAAAACACAACTGAATTGTTGGGATGGATTTGGGAGGATGCGAAATGACTAAAGAAGCATTACAAATTGCATTAGAAGCTCTAACTGATTTTGATTACGACAAACGCATCAAGGCTATTGAAATTATCAAAGAAGCACTAGAAACAAAAGATAGACCCGTGCAAGTGTCTCCTCTTGAGTTTGTTGAAATTGTTTATGAGAAAGAACACTTAATTGGTAGACCAATAGTTTGGGCGCAATGGCCTAACAAGGAAAAGAACACATGACTAAAGACGAAGCATTACGCCTTGCATTAGAGGCGTTAGAAAATTCTTGGACAGAACCTAATAATGAGCAATATGAAATTGAAAAAAATGCCATCACCGCCATTAAAGAAGCACTAGAAACCAAAGATGAGCCTTTTGAATATTGGAACGCAGTAGGTTGGTTTGGCTATGACACGGGCTTGCGACTTTGGTTTGAAACAGACAAAAATGATGATGGCGCTATCCCGCTGTACAAAGACCAACAACAACGCACATGGGTAGGACTGACTGATGAAGAGATACAAGAATGTCTGCAAGGTTTGCCAACGCAGACGATTGATGTGTATGCTAGACGCATTGAAGCCAAGCTGAAGGATAAGAACAATGGATGAAAATACACGCCCTTGGTACACCATTGATGAACTAAATGCGTGGTCTGATAATTACCAAAATGAGCAGTGGCATAAAGCCGCAATCAGGCTTGGTGAAGAGTTGGCATCTGTCGGGCCTGTTGGCTATTACGAAATGGACGCAAAAGAATGGCTTGATTGGGCTATGTCAACTGTACAAACTCGCACATGGGTAGGACTGAAAGATGACGATGAAATTCCTTGGGATGGAGTCGATGCCAAGTCTTTTGCCAGAGCCATTGAAGCCAAGCTGAAGGAGAAGAACAATGCCACTTAAACCACACCCAACAGACCCCGATAAGATGGTCTTTGTCAGACACCAATACGATTTGCCAACTAAACGTGAATGGGTAGGATTGACAGAAGATGAAATCAAAGAATGCTTTGCCATAACTCCTGATCAGTTTTTGCCGTGGCAAATCTACAAAAGAATTGAAATTAAGCTGAAGGAGCGCAATACATGACTGACAAAGAAGATAAACGATTTCAAACAAGATTGGCAACATTTATTATTGATGGTCTTGATGCGACTGAAGCTGAAGACTTGGCATATTCAATGATGATGCGTGATCGTGATGGCTATGATGATCGTCGTCTCTGTTACGAATGTGAGCACTACAAAAATGGTTTATGCCACGCCATTCTCGACAAGAAGGGTAAGCCAACACAACAGTTGCGGTTTATTCTCCAACGGTGCCCATCATTTGTTTTAAAAGGATCAAAGTTATGAATGATGATTGGAAAGTATGGTTTGCTGAACATCTTGCTCGTGGCTCAGCAGAAGACGTTCTTGCGCAAGTTATGCTTGCACGAGGTGTTTCTTTAAAAGATGTACTTGATGAAGTTAAATCTATAAGAACATCGCCAATTTATCTAGCATTTCAAAGACTGTTAAGAGTTCAGGGAAAATATGCTGCCACCATGCGTAGCGTTCAAATGTTGTGGCAACAAAATCCAAATTACGAAACAATTGATCGGATTGAAATGCCAACACGCCAAGAATTTTACGAAAAGTATTGGCTACCCATACGTCCTGTCATCATCAAAGACTTTACAAAAAACTGGGACAAAACAACATGGTCTTTTGAGTTTATGCGCAACAACTTTGACAACATTGATGTTGAGGTCATGGGAAATAGGGACTCTGAAAATGATTATGAGTTAAACATGAACAATCACAAACAACAAATCAAATTGCATGACTTGTTGGATTACATCATGACCACAGAAGAGTCCAACAATTTGTATATAACTGCAAATAACCGATTGATTGAAAAGTTGCCAAAGTTATATGAAGCAATTGGGGAACTACCCGACTTTATGAAAAGACCACCCAATGAAGGCGCTGGTTATTTATGGATGGGTGCTAAAGGTGCCTATACCACCATGCACCAAGACTTGATGGGATTGATCAATGTGCAAATTGTAGGAAGTAAAAAATGGCAGATTGTATCTATATTAGATACGCCAAGGGTTTACAACCATGTCACCATATTTAGCGAACTCAATACCAAGAAAATTGATTTTGACAAACATCCTCTAATGCGAGATGTAAAGATTATTGAAGTCGTAGTCAATGAAGGAGATGCGATCTTTATGCCTTTCTGTTGGTGGCATACAGTTGAGGCGCTTGACAAGTCTATATCACTCTCATTCACAGGATTAGATTTTCCAAATAATTGGGAAGCTGATCTCAACACATAAAAATATTAAGGAAAAAAATGATTTATTGTGGCGTAGACCCTGGCTTCTCAGGCGCATGGGGGATGATCGATCACCACGGTGACTATTGGTCGTGTGGAGACATGATTCATAACGGTGACCACTTGTTGAGTCGTGACATCATTGCCGAGATGAAGCAAGCCATTGAGCGCCAAGACGTAGAGTTCATCTTAGAAGCCGTCCACGCCATGCCCAAACAAGGAGTCAGTTCCACATTCAAATTTGGTATGGCGTTTGGTTCTGCGATCACCATCATTGAACGGTTCTCAAAGGTGGTTCACATGGTCACACCACAGCAATGGAAGAAGGACATGGGATTGACCTCTAACAAGGCCGATAGCATGGCTGTGGCGCGAGAACTATGGCCACTGGCACCATTGCATAGGCAGAAGGATAACGGACGCGCTGAGGCGCTTTTATTGGCTGAATGGTATAGGAGACAAAATGATTGACGCATTGGTATGGGCTTTGGCATTTGGCGGTGTCATTGCTGTAGTAATTTACGCCATCGTTCTAGCGTGGATGTTCATTCAGGAGCACAAAAATGACTGACAAAAATATTTCTGAAGCTGTGGATTACATCTACACACATGGATTGAAATACGCAGAAGCCAAGGGTGAGTTGACTTACCTCGAAGAATTCCGAAAAAGTAAAAAGGCGATGCTGATGAAGACAGCCATGGAGAATGGAAGTAAATCAGTCGCCTCGGCTGAAATGGAAGCGTATGCTGACGTAGAGTACATCGAGTTGATAAAAGGGCTTAGCGTGGCTGTAGAGAAGGCGGAGGGGCTTAGGTGGGGCTTAGTAGCAGCACAGGCAAGGGTAGACGTATGGCGCTCTCTGGAGGCGTCTAATCGCAATACAGACAGGGCAACAATGTGAACAACAATCTGAGTGAAAAAGAAAAAGCTTATGTGGGGCTCGTAAAGCTCCTCCCTTGCTCAGTGTGTGATCAAGAGGGGCCAAGCGACGCACACCATGTCAAACAGCATAGGCAATACACCGTCATAGCACTCTGTAAGAGTTGCCACCAAGGAAGCAAAATGGGTTGGCATGGGGAGAAAAGGGCTTGGGCAATAGCCAAGATGGATGAGATTGATGCCCTGAATATCACTGTCAAGAGGGTAGTGGAGTTGATTCACAATAGTTGAGTGGCAACAACTCCACTTTAAGCAAAAAAGCAACAAACTAAAATATTTTCAATTATTTTACAAAAATAAGGGTTTCCCCTAGACAGAATATCTAATATTTTGTTAGACTACAAGAACTGAAACAAATTCAGGTTTAACCAAAAAGGAAATTATCATGATTACAGAAACACAAGCAACCATCCAAGCTCTCTCAACAGTAGAGTCTTTAACCTCAGACATCGATGCACTCTACGTGCTCGACCAACAAGCCAAAGCATTGGCTGACAAAGTCAAAGAATTAAAAGCTTCCATCGCTAACAAATACGACGTTGGCACACACAAAGGCGAGTTGCACTCAGTCAACGTTGCTCTCTTCGAAGTCAAGGGTACAGTTGACTACCAGGCTTTATGTGTTGCATACGGTATCACAGAAGAAGTTCTCAACACCTTCCGTAAAGAAGGCCGTGCTGACATCCGCGTTACCCCCAAGAAGTAAATTTAATGCCCCTTCGGGGGCTATAAGGAGATATTCATGAGCGACTCAATAAGATTTCAAGCAGACGAAAGCCGTGCAGTTTATGTCGGTAAATTTGATCAAGACATTTGGTTGTCCATTCAAGTGCATGGCGGTGGCGCCCATTGCGTCATTCCAAAGGAAGAGGCATTAAAGATGCTCAAGACTTTAGAAGAGTTTCTAACTCATATGGAAGATGCATGAGGGTACAACCCATCAAGAACATAGAAGTAGAGCCTTGGCTGTTAGAGAAACACTACGCCAAGCGCATACCTCAGATCATGTTTGCATTTGGCTTGTACGTAGAGGAGGTGCTGACTGGGGTGATTACGTATGGCATCCCAGCCTCACCGTCTCTGTGCATGGGAATTTGTGGAATTTAACACTCAGAGCAAGTATTGGAGTTGAATCGGATATGCCTCATGAACAACAAAAACAACGAGGCAAGCTATTTGGTGGCACACAGCATTAAACAGCTTCCCAAGCCCTCCATAATCGTCTCATACGCTGATACAGAGCATGGGCATGTAGGATATGTCTATCAGGCCACAAACTTCTTGTACACAGGCTTAAGCGCCAACAGAGTAGATTGGACAATCAAAGGACAAGAGCACAAGCACTCGAAGACCATATCAGACGGCATGAGCCTTGAGACTATGAAGGAAAAGTATGGAGATGACTTTTATTATGTGCAGAGATCACGCAAGCACAGATACATTTATTTCCATGCTGACAAGAAGTATAAGAAAATGTTAGAGTCTAAGTTAAAATATGCCATCGAGCCTTATCCAAAGGGTGACTCACGTCGATATGACTCTGGTGGAAACGTTTCCATACAAATGAATTTGTTTTAAGGAGAAAACAATGGACAAAGATTACGTATACACACCTGCAGGGACTGACATATCGATTCGTTGGAAAACAATGGGATGGATACCACCAAGCGAGCAGCCAGAGTATCAACAGAAGTGGAAGTTCTACCAAGAGCTACCCATGCGCAAACTAGATGATAATGCCAAGAAAGAGTATGAGGCAGTCATGCGCAAGGCCAAAGTAGCAAGGATTAAATAATGGGTTTCTCATCAAGAATATCACCTACCAACAGAATCCGAGAACAAATCAATTTGAGGGATTTAGTTGATAAGCATGGCTTGGCTCTACCCATAGAGCCGAACTTCGAAGAACCACAAGAGGATATTTCGGAAAGTCCACAATTGGCTATCCATGCAAATCTTTATGTGTTCAGTGGCCACACATTGGGAAATCTAGTAGACGAAATTGTTGAGTTTGCCTACCAAGAAACATTCAGCATGATCAAACGAAAAATGCAATTCATGGAGGAAAACGAATAATGGAAAAGAAAGAACTCAGTGGGTTGGCTCGCCAACTCCTACAAACATCAGGGGCTCAGACGTTCTTCACTCAGGCAGAGTTTGACGATGCTATAGCAATAGCCCAAGCAGAGATCATGCACATAGCGGTGGAGACTACCAAAAAAGCCATCTTCATTGAGCGCCAAGCATGTGCAGATCTGGTCTTAGAGCTTGCAGATAGCGAAGATGAGGGTGAGACATGCACAGCGCTTAAAAACGCTTCTAGCGCCATTCTGAACCGCATACCATCACAAAGGCAGTAGTATGAAAGACAAAACTGAATGGGCTCTATACTTGACGTATGCTTTTGCAGTTGTGGTGATCTTATTGGACATGCTATTTTGGAGGCAAGGATGAATAAGGAAGAAGAAGAAACCAACCAATCCATCGAGGAAGAATTCCAACGCATGGTGAGGCGCAATGACTGGAACGCAACCATCAGGATGGAGGTGCCACTGACCACCAAGCTTGTAATCCCTGACATGTTCAGGAATGCAGTATTGGAAGAAGTCGCGCTAGAGTTTGACAAGCTGAAGAACTTCGGAGATACAAGCCAATCGTTCGCAGCCTTTGTTCGAGGTATGAAGAAATGATCAATCCACCATCAAAGGATGTATGTTTGTACTTATCTCGTTATTACAACGAGCGAACAGGAAAACAATTCGAAAAGCTGTCATGGATGTGGCTTCTCTGTTGGGGGTTTTACGATCATTGGGTAGAAGACTGGTTACAAACAGAGGATTAAACATGGCAACCGCAACAAAAAAAGTGGCAACAACTCCACCTAAGAAGGCAGTGGCAACAACTCCAAAAAAAGAAAAAGTGGTAACGTTACCAGAGAAGATGTACTCCATGCCTGAAGAGGTCAAGGAATGGATAGATCAGGCTATGAGCCGAATGAGGCACATGCAAGGGGAAATCTCGCGCCTAAAGGAAGAGAACGCACAACTCAAAGCCTACAGGAAGTTCGCAGAACATAGAATCTTGAGAAGCGAAGCAGAATAAGATAAACTTCAGGCTATGCACTGAAATATCGTGCGAAAGGACTGAAATGATGTCGTTAACACTAAAGTTATCAATTGGAAATAAACAATTTAAAAATATTGGGAGGAGAGTATGACTCCTAATAGGAAGGGTGCGGGGAGACCATCAGGAAGCCCCAACAAGGCAACATCAGACGCTAGGATAGCTATAGCTTCATTTGTGGATGGAAACGCTTATAGGCTCTCTGGATGGCTTGATCAAGTAGCCAATGGAGTGCGTAAGAAGGATGAGAACGGTGAGCCCACTGATGAGTATGTCATCCCACCGAATCCAGCGAAGGCGTTTGACCTGTTCCAAAGCGTAGTGGAGTACCACATCCCCAAACTGGCAAGGACTGAAGTAACTGGATCGGATACTGCACCAGTGATCATTGAGCACAACATCAATGTGTTTGGCCAGTTGTTGGAGAACATCAAGGCATCGCGTCAGAGCCAATGAGTGAAGTCATTGATGATGTCCTACTGGATCCCAAGACTCAGGAAGAGTTCTTTAAGCTATCAGTAGTCGATCAGACAGTATTCCTATGGCAGTACCAGTGGCTGAAGGAGAAGGCGCATAAGCATCAGATTGAGCCATCAGGGGATTGGTGGAGTATTTGGCTGATGCTCGCTGGTCGAGGGGCAGGCAAGACGAGAGCCGCCTCGGAATGCTTGGCATGGTGGGCATGGAGTCAGCCTGGCACACGGTGGTTGGTGTCTGCTCCCACGTCCAGTGACCTAAAAGGAACCTGCTTTGAAGGCGACAGTGGGCTCATGACCATCATTCCCCCCATGCTGATTGAGAAGTACAACTCCAGTCTCCATGAGATACACCTGACCAATGGATCCTTCATCAAGGGGATCGCTGCCTCGGAGCCTGAGCGCTTCCGTGGCCCTCAGTTCCATGGTGGATGGTGTGATGAGTTGGCAGCGTGGGAGTACATCCAAGAAGCGTGGGACATGATGCAGTTCGGTCTCCGCTTGGGTAAGAAGACCAAGCTGATCTGCACCACAACTCCAAAGCCCAAGGACTTGATCCTTGATTTGGTCGGGCGTGAGGGGGATGACGTGGCCATCACCAGAGCCTCGACCTACTCCAACATAAAGAATCTGGCGGAGAACTTCCAGAAGCAGATCCTCCAGTACGAATCCACCAAGCTCGGACGCCAAGAGATCTATGCTGAACTGATTGACCCCGAGGCGGATGGTATCGTCAAGAGGGATTGGTTCAGACTATGGCCAGATGGTAAACCCTTCCCCAAGCTTGAGTATGTCATCCAATCCTATGACTGCGCAACCTCGGACAAGACATACAACGACCCTACAGGATCAATCACGCTAGGCGTGTTCAAGCCACTGGATGGAGGTATGTGTGTCATGGTGCTCGACTGTTGGCAAGAACACCTACAGTATCCTGATCTCCGCCCCAAAGTCCTTGAGGAGTTCGAGGTGGCATATGGGGAAGGACGAGAGAAGAAGCTCGTGGACGTGGTTCTGGTGGAGGACAAATCCGCTGGCATCTCATTGATCCAAGACTTACAGAGGGCGCACATCCCAGTCATTGCATACAACCCTGGGCGAGCCGACAAGATACAACGGCTATCCATCGTGGCCAATATCATCAAAGCAGGTCGAGTGTGGGTGCCTGAGTCATCCGTCCGTAAGGGCTATGTAAAGGACTGGGCTGAAGGCATGGTGAGCCAGATCTGCTCCTTCCCTGAGACCGCACACGATGAGTTCGTGGACTGTATCAGCCAAGGGCTCAGGTACCTCAGAGACGCTGGGTGGATCAGCATTGACATGCCAAGGCGTGATCCATTTGAAGACAGTGACATCTTGGATGCGGACGAGCATAACAACAGAAGCCGAGCCAACCCATATGCTCAGTAAGGTGGTAACGTTACCACCTCAACCAACTGGTAACGTTACCACTTGGGGTTGAACCAAACATAGATCAAGGGCATAATCTGACCATGGCTAAGAAACCCACACTAGACGAGATGCGCCTTGCTCTGACCAAGGTGATGCCGACCCATCAGCGTGAGGCGAATAAGGCTAAGTTCCTTGAGCCAAGTAAAGCAAAAGAACGCCTATATCATGCCACTGGCGCAGATATAAAAGAGTTTGATGAAAGCAAAATAAAGCGCCCTTATTTTGGACATGGCTTTCATTTAACGGAATCGCCAACATTGGCAAACTTTTATGCAGATCAGCATAAAGAAAATCAAAATGTGATGCCTGTTCATGCTCAGATTAAAAATCCGTTTGTTATGAAGTCCATGACGGATTGGTATGATGTACCAGGCAACACTGATAAAGAACGCACAGACTGGATTAAAAGCCAAGGCTATGATGGAATTGAGTATCCACATGGAGCGCCTTACAACGCACCCCATGAGTCTGGAAAAGCTTTTGTAGCCTTCCACCGACATCAGATCAAGTCAGCCATCGGCAACCGTGGCACTTATGATATCAATGAGTCAGATATCAACAAAGCCAAGGGTGGTAACGTACACATGGCTGAAGGTGGGTCAAACGACGATTATCGTGGAAGCCATCAAGCACCAGGCCCACACTTTGGCGCACCCATGCACGATGTAACACAGGGAATGTACCCTGAAGATTTTTATGGCCCAAATGGTGCTCGTTATTATGGAAACATAAATGAACCAATTGACAGAGAAGCACATCGCCAAGTGTTGAGCGTCAGGGGTAAACCAGATGCTATGGTTACCATACACAGAGCAATCCCAACGCATGTGCATGAAGCCGCAATGAAGACTGAAGACCCCATAAAGCACATGATCCGTCATGGCGATTGGGTTGCAATTCATAAAGGTTATGCAAAGATTCACGGTGAAGGGCCACTTAAAGGAAAATACAAGATTGCTAGCATGCGCGTCCCTGCCAAGCATGTATGGACTGATGCGAACTCAATTCATGAATGGGGTTACCATCCAGAAGAAAAAACTGTTGCCAAAGCCAAGGGTGGAGTTACTCATGCTCACCATCTTGAGATAGAAGAAAGACCACTATGAATGAACTTGTTGGAAAAGGTAGACCGTTCTATTCAGCTATGGACATGGGGGCTAAGGCTCTTAAGCGTAAGGTAGGAACTGGCGCTGAGTTCCTCAAGGAGTTGATGGCGTTGCCTGGCGTCAAACCCACCGAGTTGAAAGAGCGTGGACTAGAAGAGTTGATGAATGCGCCTAAGATGACGCATGAGCAGTTCCTTGGTCAACTGGCAAGAAAACCAGCGCCCAAGATCAATGAGAAGGTACTGACTGAAGGTGGCAACGACGAAACAATCCAAGAGTTAATAGACAGAGATGCTAGAGAATACGCTAATCGAGAGATTGGAACTAGCCCAAGGATGCGTGATGATTGGTCAGAAACTTATGATGACTTCGTTGAAAACGCCAATCAGAATAAGTATTTACAATACCAAAAAGAAGCTGACAAGTTAGTTAGACAAGGATTGGCTGAACCTGCATCTGCTCACTCCGAATACACATTGCCTGGTGGTGAGAACTACAGAGAGATGTTGATTAAAGACCCACAAGGTAAGTTTGGAGGCGTCCCAGCACACTTTCATGGCGAGCCTAACATCATAGCTTCCATGCGTCTTAAAGACCGTACAGGCCCTAACGGTGAGAAGCTACTGCACCTTGAAGAATTGCAGTCAGATTGGCATCAGCAAGGGCGTGAGAAGGGATATGGCCCTAAATATAATCAGATACATAAAGCCTTTTATGTAACACCTGATGGGGAAAAAGTTGATATTATTTATCGTGATTCTAAAGAAGAATTAGATAAATGGCTTGATTATTCTGGATGGAACAAATACCCAGTAGATATTCAATACGAAACTGACAAAATAAAAACTGGTGAAGGTGTTCCTGATGCCCCATTCAAGAAGAACTGGGAAGAGATGGCCATCAAGAGATTGATCCATCACGCTGCGGAGAAAGGCTACCATGGAATCGTCGTGACCCCTGGCAAAGAGCAAGCAGACCGCTACAGTTTGGCACAGCATGTTGATGAAATATCACACTACCCAAGAAAAAATTTGCTTACGGGAGAAACATCTAAGGGTGTTCGCATTGACATGAAACATGGAGATGGTATGGAATTTGGACTCAACCATGAGGGTATTGTTGATACCGTCAATCATTCAGATTACGAAAACTACAAAGGAAAACACATATCTGATATTGTTGGCAAAGAACTGGCCAAAAATATTATGGGTGACGTGCGTGGACAAATATCTGGTGAAGGATTGACCTTCGGTGGCGAAGGCATGAAGGGCTTTTACGACAAGAAAGTTCCCAACATATTCAATGCCGCGGGTAAGAAGCATGGCATCAAGATGGAGTTGCATTCCCATGAAAATGGAATTAAAGACCCCAATGCGCCAACTGTTGCTCGCCATGTAATTGTCCGTGATGCTGACAACAATTATTGTTTGCAAGACACGCATAGCGATAGATTTGCTGAACCAGAGATATATCCAACACAAGAAGAAGCGCAAGCGGCAATAGCAAAAACAATTGATAGACGCATTCCTCTTCACCACTTCCCAATCACTGAGCCAATGCGCAAAGACATATTAACCAACGGACTTCCACTGTACAAGACAGGTGGAGTTGTCCATAAAGCCGAAGGAGGCAACGTGCAACCTACAATCGAACAAATGCGCATGGCGCTACAAAACAAGAGTACGTTCCCTAAGTATGGCATTCAGTCCATCGGAGCCAATGAAGCGCCTGACTTGTCTCCCAAGTATTACATCCAACCCAATAGAGATGGCAACTTAGGTGTTGGTGGTGTGGACATGGATAACATAACCCCTGGGATGCAATTGGTAAAGCAAGAAATACCAAACATGAATCCACCCAATAGTCCCAATGCTCCACAAGCCCCACAAAGCCCGTTGGGAGCACCTCCAAGCCCTCAAGGTGGACAAAGCAATATCCTTAACCTGACACCACAAGGACAAGCATTGGGCGCTATGAGCCCTCCTCAGCCACCACAAGGATTAAAAGAAGGTGGTGATGTCAAACCAAAAAAACTTACGGTTGATCAAATAAAACAATTAATGTTTGAAAAAGCGCAAGAAGGTTTGTCCAAGCCATCTGAAATCTTGGGAAAGCATGAGGGAAAGTATCTTCACTTAACTGAAGCAGATCGCGCTAAGGTTGAAAAGCGATTGAATGGAATGCGTGGTGGCGTAGGCTTTTCCCAAATTGGATTAGAGAATCCTGATTACATGCGAAGAGTTTGGGGAGTCGGAAAGCCTGGAGTTGTGTCCAAGCTATTAAATCGTCAAACAAGAGGATTGTCACCTGAAGATCAAGCTATCTGGAGCACATTCATTGGAACACCTGAAATGCACACCTCTAACCAATTGGTGTTCAATAGGATGTGGAATAAGTTCCAAGAAGCTAAAAAAGAAGGCAAACTCAGTCCTGAGCTAGAAGCAAAGATGCTTGACATTATGCGTTCAGCCATGACCAAGGCGACTAAAAAAACGCCAGCCAAACCAATTTTTGAGCCTGATGTAAGCTTTGACAACACGCATCATTTGTTTGATACATTTGAACGTCGTCGAGTTCTTGCTAATTTAATGGCTGGCAAACAGATCGGTGGAAAAAAAGGGCAAATCTTTGACGCATCTAAAATGATTGAAAATACAACCGATCCTAAATTGTTGCATGCCCCATCATTGTCGGTTGGCCCACACTTGTTTACATTGACAGGTGAAAGTTCTTACGAGCCACATTTGAATGCAGCATTTCCCCATATGCTTCATGGAGAAACTAGTTCTGACACTTTCCAACAAATTCCATTTGAGCACGCAGCTCCTGAGTTTGTGCAACAGATCATGAAAGAAAAGGGAAGAAAGCCAGGTTACATGGACATTGTCCGTAGAATGCCACGTCAGCATATTTCAGAAGAATATTTGACCAACTTGCAAAAGATGGGATACAAAAAAGGTGGCAAGGCAAAAGAATCTATAGATACAATGCGCTACGCTTTGACCAAAACTAAAAAGGCTAAATGATGGCAACACAAGACGATATGAACATTGACGAGCAAGACGATGGTTCTGCTCTTGTTGACATGCCTGAGATGGAAACCGAAGAGCAAGAAGACGGCTCAGCGATTGTCACCATACCAAGCAGTGGCCCAGAAGAGAATCCAGACTTTTATGCAAACATGTCAGAAGACTATGACGAAGGTGAACTTCGTACTATTGCCATGCGCTACATGGACTTAGTCAAGAATGACAAAGAAGCCCGTGAACTAAGAGATAAGCAATACGAAGAAGGATTAAAGCGTACTGGCATGGGAAATGATGCCCCTGGCGGTGCTACCTTCATGGGAGCGTCTAAGGTTGTGCACCCAGCGATGGCTGAGGGTTGCGTTGACTTCGCTGCTCGCGCCATCAAAGAGATGTTCCCACCAGATGGCCCTGTCAGGACTAAGATCCTTGGCAAAGTCGATGAGATGAAGACTCAGAAGGCTGAGCGTAAGCGTGACTATCTGAACTGGCAGATCACTGAGCAGATTGAAGAGTTCAGGGATGAGCAAGAACAGTTGCTGACTCAGTTGCCCTTGGGTGGATCACAATACTTCAAGCTATGGTTTGATGAGGATAAGAAGCGCCCATGCGTGGAGTTTTTGCCAATTGATAGGGTGATACTACCGTTTGCAGCGACCAACTTCTATACAGCCCAACGAGCTGCAGAGGTGCACGAAATCACGCATTGGGAGTTCAACCGTCGCATTGCCAGTGGCATGTACCGTGATGTGAATGTTATCCAAGCGGTGTCCGAGCCCGATCAAACTAAACCACAGAAAGCCAACGACAAGATTGAAGGTAAAAAGTGGGAAGACAACAAAGACGGATTGCGCAAGGTTTACCACATCTACACCTACCTTGAGTTGGAAGAAGACAAGTACAGCAAGGGCAAGATGGTTCCTTACATCTTGATGATTGACGAGCTAGACAATGAGGTTGTTGGTTTGTACAGGAACTGGGAAGAAGAAGATGAGACCATGACCAAGTTGGATTGGATTGTGGAGTTTAAGTTTATCCCTTGGAGGGGTGCATATGCGATTGGTCTCCCTCATCTCATTGGTGGATTGTCCGCTGCCCTCACTGGATCACTTAGAGCGCTTCTGGACTCTGCTCACATCAACAACGCAGCCACCATGCTCAAGCTCAAGGGGGCTAAGATTAGTGGCCAATCCCAACAAGTTGACATCACTCAAATTGTTGAAATTGAGGGAGCACCTGGAGTTAATGACATCCGTCAGATAGCCATGCCCATGCCGTTCAATCCACCTAGCGCAGTTCTATTTGAGCTTCTAGGATGGCTTGACACCGCAGCTAAGGGGGTAGTCAGTACCAGTGAAGAAAAGATTGCTGATGTCAATGCACAAGCCCCTGTGGGTACAACTCAGGCTTTGATTGAGCAAGGCGCAGCAGTCTTTTCTGCCATCCACGCAAGGATGCACGAGTCACAAGCAAGGGTACTAAAGATCCTTTGCAGACTGAACCGTTGGCACTTTGATGAGATGCGCAAGTCTGAAGTTGTTGCCGATTTAGAGATTGAACGCGAAGATTTTTCACGCAATACAGACGTTGTTCCTGTATCTGATCCTCACATCTTCTCTGAGACCCAACGGATGGCTCAGAACCAAGCTGTGTTGGCCTTGGCTGAAAAACACCCAGATCAATTCAACATGACACAAGTGCTTTCAAGGTTCCTCAAGCAGTTGAAGGTGCCTAATGTTAATGAGTTGATGAAGGATGTGCCAGCGCCTGAGCAAAGGACTTCTGCGGATGAGAACGCAGCCATGTTGCTTGGACAGCCTTCATACGCTTACATGCAACAAGACCATATTGCACACATCCAAGATCACTTGCAATTTGGATTGAATCCATTCTTTGGTCAGTCACCGTTTGCTGACCCCAACTACATTAACAACTTGATTGAACACATCAAGCAACACATGACATTGTGGTACTTGAACCGCAGTAATGCATATGTGGCACAGTCGCAAGGTGGCAAGCCAATCAACAACTATGATGATCCTAGCCTCACAGCTACCATAGACAAGCTATACACGACCGTTGGCGCACATGTGGAGTTGGATACCAAAGACGTGTTTAAAGCGTTTGTACCTGCCTTCCAACAGCTTATACAAGTGGCATCACAACGCGCTCAAGCAGCTCAGGGTAATCTACCCCCAGCCGAGCAAGTCGTTAAAGAGACAAGCATGGCTGAGACACAACGCAAGACACAGGCTGATCAAGCCAAATCTCAGTATGAGCAAGCCAAGTTGCAAGCGGATATGCAAAAATCGCAAATGGACAATCAAACAAAAATTGCCATTGAAAACGCCAAGCTAACGCATGAGACAATCCAAAACATAGCTCAGGCACAACCGCCTGAGATGCAACCGCCTATGGGACAACCCATGGCACAACCACAGGCGCCAACGCCACAACCCCAAGGAGCCCCAAATGGCAACATCTGATCAAGAACAAAAGAGCATCAACGTACCCCAACACAAGCGCTTGGCTCAAGGCGCCCCTGTGAACGGACAAAGCATGAAGGATGGCGGTAAGAAAACTGCTTCCCCTTTGTCTAAGAAAAAATGATTGAACAATTGATCCACGTGATCAAACTTCGCCAAGCCGAGTTAGCTGCGTCTCTTGCCTTCGGGAACGCAACCACTTGGGAGGCTTATCAGCGCATGGTCGGTGAGTATCAGGGACTGCAATACGTCATGAACTCATTTGACCGCATGGCTGAAGAAGAAGAAGGAAGAGAATAGGTCGCACTCCGCGACTGAGGCCGCGCTGAAAAGCGCTTTAACGATGCACCTGAGATATGGTGTTTTTTAGGAGTTAGTATGAGTGAGAAAGAGAAGATCCCTACGATTGAGGGAAGCCAAGGTACGCCCAATGCAGAAGATTTAGCATGGGCATTCCCAGACGTAAACCCAGGGCAACGCCCTTTTGGTGGTCGAGTGATCGTCCAACTTCGACGAATAAAAAAGAAGTCTGGAATGATCATCATTGTTGATGAAACCAAAGAGAACGAAAAGTGGAACAACATGATCGGTAAGGTCGTGGCTATTGGCCCATTGGCGTTCAAGAACAGGGACACCATGCAACCGTGGGCTGAAGGCTCATGGGCTGAGCTTGGCGACTTTGTAAGAGTTCCAAGATGGGGTGGAGACCGTTGGGAACGCAAAGTTCCTACTGAAGACGGTGAAGATCCTGTTTTGTTCATGACTATCAACGACCACGAACTGATTTCGGCCATCACAGATGATCCGTTGTCGTTCAAAACATACGTATAAGGGAAAATATCATGGCAGAAGATAAAAAAACACCAGATTTAAAGATAGAAGAGGCGCAAGACGGCTCTGCTGTCGTTGAATTAGACGAAAACTTGCTCACAAATGACGAAGATGATCAATTAAATGATGTGGCAACAACTCCACCTGAGAAAAAAGAGGGTGGAACAGTTGAAGATGAGGACGCTGACCATCCAGACGATGACCAAGCGCTCAGAGACGCTAAAAGAAACCGTCGCAGAGCCAAAAAAGACCTGATTCGCAAGACAAACGAGGAAAAAGACCTTCGTTTGCAACAACTCCAACGTGAAAATGAGGAGTTTAAGCGTCGTTTGACAGAGGTGGAGAGCAGAACACGCCAGTCAGACGTCATGCGGATCGACAAAAACATCGAGGACACCCAAGTTCGCTTGGAATATGCCAAGATGAAGATGGCTGAGGCGGTTAGTTCCAATGATGGACAAGCCATGGTGGAGGCTCAAGACCTTTTAGATGAGGCAAAAGTCAACCTAAGCCAACTCAATCAAATAAAAAGACAGGCAACACAAGCCCCACAGCAACAAAATCTTGACAACATCAGGTTGCCTGACCCAGAGACGCAGAGAAACGCTGCTCAATGGATCAATAAGCACAGTTGGTATAAAGTAGACGGCACAGATAGAGACAGTAAAGTCACTTTGAAGGCGTCTGAAATGCTAGTTGAAGAGGGTTGGGATCCAAAAGATCCAGATTATTGGGATGAACTCGATAGTCGCTTGCAAAAATCTCTACCACATCGTTATAATGAAACCACAGACAGTAATTCCACTGTTCGAAGACCGAGGAATGTTGTGGGAAGTTCAGGACGCGAGGCATCTGCAGCTTATGGGGGTACAAACCGTACCCAGTTCATCCTCACCCCAGAAAGAGTGAGTGCTATGAAGGAAGCTGGTGCATGGGAGAACCCTGTGCGCAAAGCGAAGATGATTGAAAATTTCATCAAGTTTGACCGTCAGAATAAAAACCGTAACTAATACTTGGAGTAAAACATGGAATCACGTCTAAAAAAATCTTTGAATGCAAGTGGTCGCCAAGACCGTGATAACGGGGAAGCATCCCACAAAGCACCTGAAGATAAGTTCATTTCTACGCAGGAACGTAAAAAAATGTGGAGCGAGGAGTGGACGCAATCAGCACTGCCAAAACTACCCAACGTAGATGGGTGGCACCTTTGCTGGCTTTCAACAACCAACAGCTACGATTCAATTGATAAGCGGATTCGCCTTGGGTACGTACCCGTTAAGTCGGAAGAGTTACCAGGCTATGAAGATTACAAGATTAAATCGGGTGAGTACGTAGGTTACATATCGTGCAACGAGATGTTGCTTTTCAAATTGCCCATGGATATTTTCCAAGAGGTCATGACCTATCAGCATCACGACAAACCTCGTGAAGAAGCTGACAAGATTCGTGTACAAATTGAGAGTCTCCAAGGCCAACGTGATAGCAACGGAAAGTCGCTTGTAAATGTTGAGGGTGAAGGTATTGGCGGAATTGAACAGCAACCAAGCAAAACACCCGTATTTTCGGGTTAACCTAAAGGAGTTTGACTATGTCAGCAACTAATGCTCCGTTTGGCTTGCGCCCTGCGTTCCACCCCTCTGGTCTGGATCGCGCTCAGGCGCTTGCTGGCGGTATTCAATCTGGTTTGTCCGTAAACATTTTAAAAGGACAACCAGTTTCTTACGTCACAGCCGCAGTCTTGACAGCCACAAGCTTGTCAGGAATTGCTAACGGCACAATCGTTCCTTCTGCCACCCCTGGCAATAGCGCAGCATCATCAGGCTACCAAGTCGCTGGTGCATTCGCAGGCGTACAGTGGACAGATACAACTGGTCGTGCACGTATTTCTAACTATTGGCCAGCAAGCACTGCTTACACAGCAGGAACTTGCGTTGCTTACTTCTACAACGACGAAAAAATCGTTTATGAAATTCAAGCAGATGGTTCAATGGCTCAAACGTCTATTGGCGACGAGTACAACTTCAGTAACATTACCGCTGGTTCAACAACCACTGGTTTGTCGCAAGCAACTTTGGCATCAGCTTCTAACCAAGCTAACGGTGCTCAAGGTCAGATGCGTGTCGTTGATCTCGCTCCCTATGTGGACAACGCTTGGGGTGATGCATACACGATTGTTCGTGTAACGTTGCCATATGTTCAATTTGTTGCAGCTACTACTGCTGTTGTTTAATAAAGGAGTATTGCAATGGCAGCACCAATGCGAAGTACGGACTTTAGATCAATCGTTGAGCCAATTCTTAACGAGTGTTTTGACGGAGTCTATGACCAACGTGCCGACGAGTGGAGCCGAGTGTTCCGCGAAGAAGACGGCATTCCCCGTAACTACCACGAAGAGCCCGTCCTATATGGATTTGGCGCAGCACCCCAACTCCCTGATGGCACTCCAGTGACCTATCAACAGGGTGGTGTGTTATTCCTCAAGCGCTATTTGTACAAAGTGTATGGCCTAGCCTTCGCTTTGACAAAAGTGTTGGTGGAAGATGGCGACCACATCCGTATCGGTCAAGTGTACGCACGCCACTTGGCACAATCTTTGGTTGAGACCAAAGAGTTGTTGTCAGCTAACGTGTTGAACACAGCTTTCAATAGCGCCTACCCTGGCGGTGATGGTGTGTCTTTGATCAGCACAGCACACCCCATCGTTAACGGCACATTCAGCAACCAGTTGGCCACAGCCGCCGTTTTGTCTCAAACATCTCTCGAACAGATGTTGATTCAAATCCGCCAAGCAGTTGACAACAACGGTAAGCGTATTCGTTTGGTACCACGTCAATTGATCGTGGCTCCAGGCAATATCTTCCAAGCTGAAGTATTGTTGAAATCTGTCCTACGTACAGGCAACGCCAACAACGACATCAACCCAATCAAATCTATCGGTTTGCTTGACGAGGGTGCCGCAGTGTTGTCACGTTTGACTTCATCTACAGCATGGTGGGTTCAGACTGATGCTCCCGAAGGCTTCAAGCTTTTGATGCGCAGACGTCTAGAGAAGACCATGGAAGGCGACTTTGAAACTGACTCTATGCGCTACAAAGCCACAGAGCGTTACGACGTTGGCTTTACAGATCCCCGTTGTGCCTACGGTACACCTGGAGTCTAATCAAAGTGGGGTGGAGTTGTTTCCACCCCTTTTTTTAAACCCTGAGTGGTTCAAGCCACAAGGAGAAAAAAATGCCTCAATTTTCAGATGATCTATTTTTGGGTACAGCCCAAGGCTACATTGGTACCAATGTAACCAACAGTGAAGCTGTTATCACTGGTTCCGTAACTGGAACCACAATGACAGTAACCGCAATGAACTCTGGTGACTCGCTCACCCTTGGACAGTATGTAAACGGAACTGGCATTACAGCCAACTCTTACATTACTGCTTTTGTAACTGGTGCGGGTGGAACAGGTACTTACACGCTAAGTGCTTCATCATCAGCAACTGGTTCAATCACAATTTACGCTTCAGGCAACTATGGCTTGCAAGACCCATCTCCAATGGAAGTTGGTGTTGGCCCCTTGGGTCGTGAGTATGTCTGGGATGTAATTCCTCAAACATTAAACACAAGCAACATTGCTGCGTCACAAACCCCTGCTGCTTCAGGCAACTTGACGCTGACCGCTGGTACTAATGCCAAGTCATTCCTTCGCAATGATGGTACAACAGTCATTCAATTGGACACACCCCGTGCAGTTCAGTTGACTACAGCTTCTGGAACTATTTCCACTAGCCGTAACTTGACAGTGTCTGGATACGATTATTACGGACAAGCAATGTCTGAAGTGATTGCTACAGGTACAACATCTTCTGCTGTTGCTAATGTTTCTGGCAAGAAAGCTTTCTACCAAATATCTAGCATTGCAATTAACGGTTCTTTGCCAGTGGCAATTACTGTTGGTACAACAGATATTTTAGGTTTACCTTTGCGTGTATTTGACGCAGGCTACATTGTTCGTGTGGGTTGGAATAACACTCTAGCCAATGACACAGGTGGCAATAGCGCATTTACAGTAGCAGATTTGACCACACCTGCAACATCAACAACTGGTGATGTGCGCGGTACTTATGTGCCTTCTACGGCATCAAACGGTGTAAAACGTTTGGTCGTTGTGATTGCATTGCCTGGTATTGCAACTGGCCCCAATGCAACACGCACTGGTGCTCTTGGCGTAACTCAAGCCTAATAGGAGGGCATCATGGGTCAATTTAAACCAATGGTAAAAATGTACACCGATGAGCCTTCAGTCATTCTGAAGCTCAAAAAAGGTGGAAAAGTGCATCACAAAGGCATGAAAGCCGAAGAGCATGGCCACAAATCCATGCACGAAGCTTCTGGTGGCATGATGCACGGTGCTCATCACGCTTTTGAGGCTGAGCATGGTAAGGCTCCTAAGAAGCCTTCTATGTCTGAGCGTCGTAAGGCAATGAACCCCAACCAATACAAAAAGGGTGGCAAGGTTGAGCACAAGCTTGACGGTGGCATGATGGGCGCTCCTATGGCTCCTATGGCTAGACCAGCAATTGCAGCGATGGATCCCCGTGCTCGCATGGCTCGCGCTGCAATGGTGAGAAAAGCATTGACTGGCATGAAAAAAGGCGGTCACATGGGCATGGAAAAGCACATTGAGAAGTTGGAGAAAGAACTCCATCATCACGAGTCTATGCCAATGGAAAAAGCTCATAAGATGCACCACAAGGCATCTGGTGGCGCTATTGACCGTGACGAGACCAAAACAACAATCAAGGGTAACGCGAAGAAATTCGAGAAGACCATGGTTGTTGATGGTCAACATCATGACAAGCACCATGGCACAGGCGAAATCCATGAAGGTAAACCAGCAGGCTACAAACACGGTGGCAAGACGCACAAAATGCATCACAAAGCCACTGGAGGCGCTATTCCTGCTGACACCAATGAGAAGGTCAACAAAGGTAAGATCAAGATGCATGGCACCATTGAGGGAAATGAGCATGACTACTTGAACACCGAGATGCACTCAGCCAAGCGTGACAAAGCGCATGGTACTGGTGGCATCAAGGAGACCAACGCAGGTGGCTATAAGCATGGTGGTAAAGCCCACAAGATGCATCACAAGGCTACTGGCGGTGCAATACCAGCAGCGACCATGAAGGGCAAACAGGAAGGTCATTTCAAGCATGACACAGTGGAAGGCGGAGACTGGGAAAACCGTTCTGCTGACACTGCTACCGCAGGCAAGAAAATGGGTCACACTGGTGAAGTTCATGAGTCCAATGCAGGTGGATACAAGCATGGAGGCCACGCAGCAAAAAAGCACTACGCCACAGGGGGTAATGTAGTCGATGATGGTAAGGCAGTAAAAATGCCTCACCACTTCGTCAGCCGTCCTGTGGCTAACAGCTTGCAATCTGGTACCTTTGCTAAAGGTGGTAAAGTGGATTACTACAGTGATCTTGCTAAAAGATTACAAAAGAATCCTGAAAAGCCAAACTTACGCCTAGTAAAGACACACACAGGCCCTAAAGGTCACGTAGCTAAAGTTTACAAAGACAAAGACTATGGTGAGTACAGAACCAAATTCTACACACCTGAAGGTAAGCATTTAACTGAAGGGGATTCCCATACGGATGACGCTGAAGATGCTCACATGACAGCTATGCATGAAGTAAACAGAGGCTACAAACGTGGAGGTCGTGCAACAAAAAAGTTTGATGGAGGTGGAAGCACCTCCGACGACCAATTTGCACAAAAGGCTAACCAAGACTACGCAAACTGGGAAAAAGCCCAACGCGCTGAGAATGAAGCAGATAAAAATATGATTCCCAACGCTATCAAAAGCGGAGTGAATGCAATTAAGAATCTGTTTAGTTCTAAAGAAACTCCAAAAGCACCCGCTAAAAAACGTGGTGGCTCAATGAGAAAGTGTTGAGTAAGATGGGAGGGCTTCGGCTCTCCCACTTTTTAAGGATAAATTATGAGTAACGGTATCGTTTCTTCAGTCACACGCGCAGGAGCGTATGAGCCATTTGATTTACAAGTAGCTCGCGGTCAAATTTATGGACACAGCGTTGTTAGTTTGTTTGGTTACAACGGTGGTATTACATCGTCAACCGCTCCTACAACTGCACCAATTCCTATGTGGGAAAATGCCACTGCATATACTTTTCCATCATCTGCTGCAGTTTTGACTGTTGTTAGTTCATCTACATCAGACAATACATCAGCTTCTATTTTAATTACTGGATTAGACGCAAGTTATAACCCATTGTCAGAAACATTATTTTTAAATGGAACAACTGCTGTAACTTCTGTAAACAGTTACTACAGAGTTAATGGTGTAGCTTTAGTATCTGCTGGTACAAGCCAAGTTACTAATGTAGGAACAATTACCTTTAAACAAAGTATAAATATTGTTGCTCAAATAAACCCTAAAGTTGGTAAAAATCAAGCGAGCATTTATTCTGTTCCTAATGGGTATACATTTTATTTGAATGTAGTAGAAGTTAATTCTGATAATACATTGGGCAGTGGTAATGGAATGTATTACAACGTTCAACAAACAGTAAATGGTGTTCAATACAATGTATTGACTCAAGGCTTTAGTTCAGTTTATGTAATTGACAGATCTTCAGCACCATTTGCATACCCACAAAAATCAGACATTCAATGGCAGATTGCAACAACCAGTTCAACTGCTATTTTGTCTGGAGCAATTATTATTGGTAAGTTAATTCAAAACAACAACAACGTCACTGGAGTAGGAACCTAATCATGCCTTTAACCAAATCCAAATCCAAAAAAGCTTTTGAACATAACATTGAAGCTGAGATTCACGCAGGCAAGCCCCAGAAGCAGGCAGTGGCGATTGCCTACAGTGTAAAAAGACACGCTAAAAAGGCTCATGGTGGTAACGTTTCCACTCATCATGAGAATTCAAAACACAAAGGGTGTTGGTAATGAAAAACGGACTTTATGCCAATATTCATAGAAAACAAGAGAGAATCGCTCATGGCTCTGGTGAAAAGATGCGTAAGGTCGGCTCTAAGGGCGCACCGACTGCTGAAGCTTTCCGTGAATCAGCTAAAACGGCTAAACTCAAAGAGGGTGGCCCATCTTTAGCCGTAGGACGGGGTGAGAAGCTCTCAGTTGATCAAGGAGCAGGGCTGACTGCCAAGGGTAGGGCTAAGTACAATCGAGAGACTGGAAGCCATTTAAAGGCTCCTCAGCCTCAAGGCGGTGCTAGAAAAGATTCATTTTGTGCAAGAATGTCTGGGGTGGTGAAGCATGCTTCAGGTGATGCGCCAAGAGCAAAGGCATCATTGAAGCGTTGGAACTGCCCAGGGTGGTAATAGGAGAAAATTATGGGTGGGTTTAGTATCAATTCAAGTCCTGAAAGAATCCAACAACAATTGGATTTAATTAATTCATATGCTCAAAGAGACCCTGCTGATATTCCTATGCCAGGCAATCATTTGTCACCTAAAGCACAATACCAGTCCATTAAAGAAGACGTAAACATGGCAAATGGTGATTTACCTTTGTCAAAATACAATACAGTTTTGCCAATTAATGCAAATCGACAAACTGCAATGAAATATGCTCAAGATCTTTTGGCCAATGATTCTGATGTTGGAAGGTTTGCAAACCCTGGTCAAGGTGACCAAGGACAATTTTTTAAAAAGGGTGGAAGCGTTAAACATAAAGCTGAACACCATGAAAAAAGTGGAAAAATCAATTTAAAACATTGCAAAGTTAGTACACACGAAACAAATTCTAAACACAAAAAGTGTTGGTAAGGATTAACAATGGCTTACAGTGGAACCGTTGGACAGACAGTAATCACAGTTCAAAACTTCATTGATCAGGGTGCTCGCTTGTCGGGCAAACTGGCGGAAGAGTTGACGAGTGAGCAAGTTCAGGGTTCCAAGCAAGCCTTGTTTTTTGTTCTTAGCAACCTGATCAATCAGGGCATCAACTATTGGGCCATCAATAAACAGGTTTATGGCCTTATTCCAGACCAGTACGAGTATTTGCTACCCGTAGGCGGTGTTGATGTCTTAAATGCGCTCTATCGCACAATGAACCGCCCTAGTGGGTCATATTCTGCAAGCGATGGCAGTAGCACATCCTACATTTACGATCAAAACACACAGACGTACAACCAAATGACTGTGCCAAATGGCAATTACACAGTCAATTACGGTACAAACAACAGCATTTACATTGGATCTATTGGCTTTATGCCATACGTTGCCAACGGTGGATCTGCAACATGGAACTACAGCTTTCAATATTCCTATGATGGAACGACTTGGACGACCTTGTACACGGGTACAAACGTTACAGTGACTGATGGTCAATGGATTTTTCAAGATATTGACCCTGGTGCCACAGCGCAATACTACCGTTTTCAAGCATTGAACGGCACAACTTTGGCTTTGCGTGAATGGTACCTTGGCAACAACTCCACTGAAGTCACCATGGCTCGTTTGAATCGTGACGACTATACCAATCTGCCTAACAAGAATTTCACAGCCAATCAGCCTTATCAGTATTGGTTCAACAGAACAATTCCACAGGCAACGATTACCCTTTGGCCAGCTCCTTCTAATGCGTTCATTCAGATGACCATTTGGTACTCACGCCAAATTGACGATGTGGGTTCATTGAATGGTCAATTGGAAATTCCTCAACGTTGGAACCAAGCCATTCAGTATTTACTAGCTCACCAGATGAGCTTGATATTGCCTGGGGTTGACATCGCAAGGATTCAATACTTGGAAACCCAAGCGAACAATTACTTCCTCATGGCTGAGAACGAAGAAAGGGACAAGTCCCCAATTTACTTCGCTCCCAACATTTCTGTCTACACAAGGTAAGCATGCCACGCTTTCTAGACACCACAGGAAACGCAGTAATTGCGATCTTCATTTGCGACCGTTGCAAGATGAAAAGACCAATTATTCAGGCCATGCCTGATCCAAATTTCCCTGGTCTTCGGGTGTGTCAAGAAGGGTGTGCAGATCAAAAAGATCCCTATAGATTACCAGCTAGGAAAACCGAAAGAATTACCTTACAATTCCCAAGACCCGATGTCAGTGTTGCTGCAAATGACAATGGTTTGGTCGTTACGCCTACGGGGACAAATATACCTGGAGGCAATCCCTCTGAAGTCTACATTAGCACTCAGAATGGAAACGATATTCCACAACAGAACGACAACATTAACATCATAAGCCCAAGCCCCAACACGAGCCAATAACATGAGTGGACAAGTAACAATCACCCAATTGCCTCAAGCAAGTGCTTTGACTGGTAATGAGTCAGTTCCTATTGTTCAAAATGGAGTGACGGTTCAAACCACGACTGGGGCTATTGCGGTTCAACCCACACAAACACAAACATTTTTGACCGTTGGCCAACAAACAAGCTTGGCTAACAGCAGACAAATTGCAGTCAGCACTGGTTTAACCACAACCGATGGTGGTGCTCAAGGTAGCTATACCATTGCTGTGACTGGCGCTTTGGCTTCTTTGCTTACTTCTGGTAACGGCATTCAAGTCAAGACCAACAGTACAACGATAACAAACGTTCAAATTACATCAAGTGGATCAGGCGTATCAGTTGCAAATGGCAATGGTACAACTGGAAACCCAACGATTAGCCTTTCAACTGTTTTACAAAACTTAGTTGGCACAACAGGCACAGGTTTGTTGGCTTTGAGTGGCACATCACTGAGCACGGTTGCAGTCACTGGCGTTGGTGGACAAATTACCGTCAACAATGGCACTACAAGCCCTCAAATTGGGCTTACAACGACTTCTGTAACAGCAGGCTCATATACACTACCCACAGTGACGTTTGACGCTTATGGAAGGGCTACATCATCCTCTAGCGCATCGACAACAGGTACAGGTTCAGTGGTATTGGCAAACAGTCCAACATTGACTGGAACTCCAATAGCACCCACAGCGTCAACTGGAACGAATACCACACAGATCGCAACAACCGCGTTTGTGCAAAATGCGATTGGTTCAGGTGGTTCTGTAGTCAATACGTTTAGCGCAGGCACAACAGGTCTATCACCTTCAAGTGCAAGCTCAGGAAACATCACATTAGGTGGTGTTTTGGGCGTATCAAATGGTGGCACAGGATTGTCTACAGCCCCTTCTGCTGGCGGTGTTCTTTATGGAAACGGAACTGGTTTTGCAGTTACACCAACTGGTTTGACTGGTCAAGTTTTAACAAGCCAAGGATCAAGCAATCCGATTTGGCAAACGTTGTCTGGCGTAGGCACCGTGACGCAAATTATCGCTGGCACAGGCTTGACTGGCGGAACAATCACAGTATCAGGCACGATTGCAATTGATACGACAGTCGTCACCACATTGACTGGCACACAGACACTGACAAACAAGACATTGACTTCTCCAGTCATTTCGTCAATTGTCAACAGTGGAACATTGACCCTACCCTCAAGCACTGACACTTTGGTGGGTAGAGCAACAATCGACACACTGACTAACAAGTCAATCAGTGGCTCAACAAATACATTGAGTAACATTGGCAACTCTGCATTGACCAATAGTTCTTTAACTGTGAATGGTACATCCATAAGTTTAGGTGGATCTGGAACAATTTCTGCTTCTACAACAAGTACATTAACAATTGGTACTGGACTTTCTGGAACATCATTCAATGGTTCATCTCCTGTCACAATTGCAATTTCAAATACTGGTGTTACATCAGGAACTTATGGTTCTGCATCAGTAATCCCAGTTCTTCAAGTTAATAGTCAAGGTCAAATTACTTCTGTAAGCACACAACCTATCAACGCTCCAACATATCAGGGCACTTGGAACGCAAACACCAATACGCCCACACTGACTTCTTCTGTTGGTACACAAAGCTATTACTATGTGGTTTCTGTGGCTGGCAATACCACTTTAAATGGTGTTTCTGGCTGGAATGTAGGTGACTGGGCTATTTTCACTGGTGGAGTTTGGGAAAAGGTGCCTGGCTCTTCTTCAGAGTCATTTACAAACTTGACCACAACAAACATTGCTGTAACTGGACTAACTGGTGTTATGTATGCCAACGGTTCAAGCAATGTTACAGCGATTTCAACAACTGGTAGTGGGAATGTTGTTTTAGCTACAAGTCCAACATTAGTTACTCCTGCGTTGGGAACACCTTCTAGCGTAGTTCTTACAAATGCAACAGGTTTACCTTTAAGCACTGGTGTTACAGGTACTTTGCCTATTGCAAATGGAGGCACAGGTCAAACAACAGCTTCTACGGCTTTTAATGCATTATCCCCCATCACCACAACTGGCGATTTGATTATTGGAAACGGAACTAATAGCGCCACAAGGCTTGGAATTGGAGCTAATACGTATGTATTAACTTCAAACGGAACAACTGCATCTTGGCAAGCACCATCTGGTGGCGTAAGCACATTCAGTGGTGGAACAACAGGATTGACACCAAGCACTGCGACATCAGGTGCAATTACTTTGAGTGGTACTTTGGTAGTTGGAAATGGGGGAACTGGAGTCGCGACACTCACAGGACTGGCTTACGGTAATGGAACCTCTGCATTCACTGCAGCGACTGCATCTCAAGTTGTTTCTGTAATTGGCACCACTGCGGTGACAAACGCAACAAATGCAACCAATCTTAATTTGAGTGCTGGATCAGGTGCGACAAATTACATTACTTATGCGTCTAGTGCCACTGGAAATCAAGCCCAATATACGAGCACAGGGATTACAATTAACGCCACAAACAGTACAATTACTGGTGGCATCAATGGAGGAACATTCTAATGTCAGCATCAGGCTATACCCCAATCATCACGTATAACAGTTCTACAACAGGACATACGCCAACTACGATCACTACTGGTGAGCTTGCTGTTAACATTACTGATGGAATTTTGTTTGTTGGTACAGGAACCAATACTTACAACACACTTGTTGCAAGTAAGGGTACAACAGCAATCACTACGCTTGGCACTGTTACCACAGGAACATGGAATGCAACCACAATCGCTGTTGGATACGGTGGAACTGGTACTACAACATCTACAGGTTCTGGAAGCGTTGTGTTAAGTTCTTCACCAACTTTAGTAACACCTGTTTTAGGCACGCCAACAAGTGTTACTTTAACAAATGCCACAGGTTTACCATTAACAACTGGTGTTACTGGAACTCTTGGTGTTACTAATGGTGGTACAGGTGTAACTTCATCAACTGGTTCTGGTAGTGTTGTTTTAAGTACATCGCCAACATTAACAACACCTACATTGGGTGTTGCAACGGCAACCACAATTAACAAGGTTACACTTACCACACCTGCAACTGGATCAACATTGACCATAGCTGATGGTAAAACATTAACAGCGAATAATTCAATTACATTAGCAGGTACTGACAGTACCACAATGACTTTTCCTCCAACAAGTTCAAGCGTTGGATATTTAAACATTCCTCAAAATAGTCAATCTACTGCATATACGACTGTACTTGCTGATGCAGGTACAACAATCTTTCACCCAGCAAGCGATGCAAACGCTAGAACTTTTACTATTGCCGCTAATGCCTCAGTAGCTTATACACTTGGTACGGTAATTCAGTTTATCAACATGTCAGCCAGCAACGTAACAATTGCAATTAACTCCGACACATTGACATGGGCGTCTGGTGGCACTTCGGGATCAAGAACGCTAGCTCAATATGGCGTAGCAAATTGCATAAAAATCGGTACAACTCAATGGTTACTTACAGGAACTAATGTGACATGAGCGGAATACTCAATGCTTATACTGGGGGAACGTATACTCCACCTGGCCCAAGATACCCATGCATTACCAGTTCGGGCGCGTGCGTAACAACAAGTGGCAATTACAAAATAGCCGTATTCAATGGAAGCGGTTCATTAACAGTAAATAGTCTTGGCTCTGACGCATCAGAAGGTAAGTCTGTCACTGCTTTAGTTGTAGCAGGTGGGGGCGCTTCTGGTCGCGGTTATGGTGGAGGTGGAGGTGCTGGCGGCTTTAATTGCGCATCCAAAACAGTTACAACAACAACTTATTCTGTAGCTGTTGGAGCAGGTGGATATTATGTCTGCACCTGTTTTCCTTATAGTCCTACAGGTGGAGTAGGTACATCCTCAAGTTTGGGAGCGTTGATTAGCACATGTGGCGGTGGTGGTGGCGCTAATGGTAGCGGTGCGCATCCTAATACGTTAAATGGCGCTTCTGGTGGGGGAGGGTTAGGTGCTGGCGCATGCGGTGGGATTGGCGGTACGGGGATAGTTGGACAGGGACATAACGGAGGAAGAGGGAATTTTTATTGCGGTAGTACTTGTAGTTTTTCGGCTCTTTCTGCTGCTGGAGGGGGTGGAGGTGGTGCGGGATCTAATGGTGGAGTCGGAGTAACTGGCCCCGGATTTTCGTATCCAGGGGCAGGAGGCAGCGGTATTGCTTCAGCAATTACCGGATCTTATTATGGGGGCGGCGGAGGAGGTACAGGAGTATATAGTTATAGTTGTGGTTACTCCCCCCACTATACTGCAGGTGCTGGTGGAGCTGGCGGGGGCGGTGCGGGCTGTATTGCTTCTAGTCATTTTACTACTTCTCCCGGCGCGCCACATACGGGTGGTGGCGGTGGATCTAAATTATTTGGTGGTTGTGTTGGCGGGTCAAGCGGTGGAAGTGGCGTAGTTATTGTTCAATGGAGATTTCAATAATGGCACATTTTGCGGAACTTGATTCCGATAACACCGTTTTAAGAGTTCTTGTTGTAAGAAACAAGGACATGGAAGATAGTAACGGCGTTGAGCAAGAAGCAGTCGGTATTAGTTTTCTTCAAAACTTATTTGGCGGGATTTGGAAACAGACCAGCTACAATACTAGAGCGAATGCACATTATGGCGCTGATGGAAATCTTGATGGTAAACCCCCTTTCAGGGGAAATTTTGCGGGCATTGGTGCTATTTACGACCCTGTAAATGATGTTTTCATAGCTCCTCAACCATACCCATCATGGACAATATCGGCAGAAACAAACTGGATTTGGAAAGCACCAACCCAAAAACCAGAAATTACATTTAACCAAAAATGTACTTGGGATGAAGAAACAAAATCTTGGGTAGTTGTAAATAGAACATAAGGAAACGCAAATGGCAGAAATAATTGATGCACAAGATAAAGTATCAGAAGTCGTAGCTCAAAATCAATTGGCTACTGCTTACCATTTTCCATCCCCAGTTTATGTTATTGAAAAACCTGAGTTTATATTTAAAGTAAAAGAAGTTTCAGAAGAGTCTTTAGCTAAAAGACGTAAAGAAGTTAAATTAAATGATTTATACCCTGTGTATATGTCTGACAATCTTTTAGATGAAAGATTAAATGATTTTTTGACATTTGCAGGTTCAACTTGTTGGAACATACTTGACAGCCAAGGGTATGCAATGAGCAATTTTTCCACAACTTTTACTGAATGTTGGGTTCAAGAACACTATAAACATTCAGCAATGGATCAGCACACACATAATGGTAATGTTCAAATTGTAGGATTTTACTTTCTTGATGTACCAAAAGACTCATCTAGAGCAGTATTTCATGATCCACGCCCTGCAAAAGTGCAGTTAAATTTGCCTGAAGCAAACGTCAATATTGCTACACCTGCAAGCCAAATGATTAACTTTGAGCCAAAGCCAGGTATGTTTATTTTTAGTAACGCGTGGCTACCTCATTCATTTACAAGACATGGCAACAAAAAACCAATTAGGTTTGTTCATTTCAATGTTGCTGTCCAATTTAATGCAGAACAGACTTGCACAATTACGACTCCTCCAGAGATCGTATGAAATATTCAATCAGGTTTAACAAAACAAGAGGCCAAGAAGGTAGAGGAACAATAGACCATTGTTGGCGAGTATTTGAGGGAGACAAAGAATATTTGTTTAAAAATGTGCAAATCAACATCCCTTGCCAGACTGAAAAAGACGTAAATGGGAATGATTGGAATTTTGTCTGTGACGGCAAGATGACCATAGACAGAGCAACATCAACCGCAATCATAGGTGCAGAATGAATGACACTGAAAAAGACCTAGCCGTCCACATTGCAGTCTGTGATGAGCGTTACCGCAACATTGAGCAATCACTGAAAAGCGGAGAGAGACGCATGACCAAGATCGAGTATTTGATCTATGCTGTAATGGCTTTGGTTATGTTTGGGCCAGGTGTGGCCGCATCGTTCTTCCATAAAGTTTTTGGGTTGTAAAAATTGATCCATTCACCCTTGTCGCTCTGGCAACTTCGGCCTTCAAACTTGTCAAAGAATCCTGTGAAATGTACAAGGAGGGGCGGCAGTTTGTCGTTGATGCCAAGAAAGAGATTGACGCAGTTGTGGGGGATATCAAGGGCATACAAAAAGATGCTCAAGGAATATTTGGGTTTTTCAAAAAACTTTTTGGCGTTCAACAAGAAACTCAAAAGCAACAAACTCAAGTCGGATCTGCTCCTGTTAAAAAAACCAAGAAGAAATCGGTCGAGTTTGATGAAAACCAAATCTATGCCCAAGTCGCAGATGCCCTCACCAAGTTCTTTCATGCCTATAACGGACTGAAGAATTACTCCAAAGAACAAGAAGAGTTGGCATTGACTGCTGACAATGAAGAAGGAAACGACATTGCGATCAAGTTGGTAATCGCCAATTTGCAGATGGAAAAGTTGAATGAAGAGATGAGAGAGTACATGGTCTACCATGTTCCTCCTGAGATGAAGGACTTGTACAGTCGGGTGAATAAAATGATTGGGCATATTGCCAATCAGCAGGCGTTAGCCAGAAAGGCGGAGCTAGACAAGAAACGGAAAGCGCAATGGCTAAAGCGTCAAAGGGCGGAGGAATTCCAAGACAAAGCAATAGCTACAGTAATAACGTTTCTGATGATAGCGTGGATATGGCTGATGCTGATGATCGTTCGTTCTTCGTCATTGTTATCGTGGTCTTGATGGTGGTGATCCTCCTATTCATA